TACAACTTTATACAACTACACACTATCCAGCGATAATAATACAATTACATTTAACTCTGCACTACCTAGTGGGGCAGTAGTATTTTGTGAACGTAGAACAAGAGATGAAGACGGTACATATACAAGCTTTGCCAGTGGTAGTACAATTAGATCTATTGATCTTAACAACTCAGCACAAGAATCGAATTTTACAGCACAAGAAGCTAGAAATAAAGCATTAGAAATAGAAGGAGCACTGTTTGATGGAGATGCAATATCTTCTAATTATATTACTTCAGATAATATAGTTGACGGTTCAATACAAACAACTGATATAGCAAACGATGCTATAACTAACGCTAAAATAGCAAATGACCAAATAGATTCAGAGCACTATGTTGACGGTAGTATAGACTCGCAGCATATTGGGACTGGACAAGTTCAACATGGTAATTTAGCAAACAACTGTATAGATGGTGATAACATACAAGATGATGTTATTAACTCTGAACACTATGCAGCTGGTTCTATAGATACTGAGCATATTGCAGATAGTCAAGTAACTACTGCTAAAATTGCAGCAGATGCTATTAATGGCACAAAAATAGCTGACAACAGTATAAATTCAGAGCATTATGTAGATGGCTCTATAGATCATGAACATTTAGCTAATGATGTAGTAGATGGAGATAATATAGCTGATGATTCTATTAACTCAGAACACTATGTTGATGGGTCTATAGATACAGCTCATATAGCTGACTCACAAGTTACAACAGCAAAAATAGCTGATAATGCAGTCACTTCAGCTAAAATTCTTGATAATGCTGTAACTTCTACTAAATTTGGTAATGGTAGTATAACTACAGCCAAGATTGCAGATGCAAATGTTACTACAGCAAAAATAGCTAATGATGCAGTCACTTCTACGCAAATAGCAGACAACACTATTGTAGCAGGAGACATGGCTGATTCTGCTGTAACAGAAGCAAAGATAGCTGATGATGCAGTCACAACAGCAAAGATTGCAGATTCTAACGTAACTACAGCAAAAATTGCAGCAAATGCTATAACAGATGCTAAGATAGCTACAGGTACATTAGATGGTAGATACTTTACTGAAAGTGAATTAACTGGTGGTGCTCTTGATGGTAGATACTTTACTGAAACAGAATCAGACGCTAGATATTTTAACATAAGTTCTGGAGAAACCATTAAAGATGGTGATACGTTTCCTGATAACGATACTACGATTGCAACAACTGCAGCTATCAACGATAGAATTATTGACATTGTAAATGATGTCGGTGGTTTTGACATTCTAGCTGATGAACAAAGTTTTCCAAACTCTAATCCACAAGGACAGGCTGGATCGGCAGCTGTATTAAGTATTAAAGCAGCTAGTACAGCGTTGACTCCTAGTGGTACAACAGTAACAATATCTAATGGTAACTTAGCAAACAATGCTAATATTACTATAACTGGTGTAACATCTACCATACCTCAAGATTTTGGATTTTTAGTAGAATCTACAAGCACACTGCATACATATACGTTTCACAGATTAGTACCAAAAGCAACAGAAGTTACAACTGTAGCTGGTAATATAACTAATATAAATGCAGTTGCAAATAATGCTTCAAATATTAACTCTGCTGTAAGCAATGCGTCTAATATTAATTCTGCTGTAAGTAATGCTTCTAACATTAACTCAGCGGTTAGCAATGAATCAAATATAAATGCTGCTGTTAGTAATGCTTCAAATATTAACTCAGCAGTAAGTAATGCTACTAATATTAACTCTGCTGTAAGTAATGCTACTAATATTAATACTGTTGCTACAAACATAACAAACGTAAACAGTGTAGCAAATGCTTTAGATTCTACACAGACATTTACAGTTACTGTACAAAATGTCAGTGGTAGTAATAAGTATTTTATTGACGGTGTACAGACTCCTGTTTTATTTTTAGCTAGAGGCTCAACATATATATTTAATTTAGCTGATAATACTAATACTAACCATCCTTTATTATTTAAAAATGCATCAGATGCAGCTTACACTACAGGAGTTACAACAAGTGGTACAGCTGGTAGTTCGGGTGCTACCGTAACTATTGTTGTTGCAGACAACGCTCCTAGTTCATTAAAGTATTATTGTGGAATACATGGCAATGCTATGGGTACTACTATTACTGTTGTTGATGACCGTGTTGATGTAGTTGCTACAAATATTACAAATGTTAATAACACTGGAAATTCAATAGCAAATGTTAATACTGTTGCTAGTAATATTACTGATGTTACTAATGTTTCAACTAATATTAGTGATGTCAACAATTTTGCTGATGTCTACCAAATTGCTACTAGCAACCCATCAACTAGAGCTGATGGTTCAAGTTTGGTAGAAGGAGATTTGTATTTTAATAGTACTGCTAACGAACTTAAAGTTTATAATGGTGGTGCTTGGCAAGGTGGTGTAACAGCTAGTGGTAACTTTGCAGTTTCAACTGGTAATACATTTACTGGTGATAATGTTTATAATGATAATGCTAAATTAAAACTTGGTACAAGTTCAGACTTAGAAATATTCCATAATGCTAGTGATTCAATAATTAATGATACTGGTACAGGTAACTTAAAAATACAAACTGGTGGTAATACAAAACTAGAAGTACAATCTGGTGGTATAGGTGTAACAGGTAATATCACTGTATCTGGTACAGTTGACGGTATAGACATAGCTACAGATGTTGCAGCTAACACAGCTAAAGTAACCAACGCTACCCACACAGGTGACGTTACAGGTGCTACATCTTTAACAATAGCTAATGATGCAGTTACTACAGCTAAGATTGCAGATGATGCAGTTACACAAGCTAAGATTGCAGATGATGCAGTTGGTGCGGATCAATTAGCTAGTAGTGCAGTCGTAACAGCTTCTATCGTAGATGCAAACGTAACAACAGCTAAAATAGCAGATGCAAACGTAACAACAGCTAAGATAGCTGCCCTAAATGTTACTACAGGAAAAATTGCTAATGATGCGATTACAAACGACAAAATAGGTGCTGATGCAGTAGATCATACTGAAATAGCTGACAATGCTGTTAGGTCAGCACATATTGCTGCAAATGCAGTTACAGCATTAGAAATAGCAAATGACACTATTATTGAAGGAAATATTGCTGATGATGCAGTAACTGCTGACAAACTTGCTGATACGACTGTTACTGCTGGTAGTTATGGATCATCTACAGCTATACCTGCTCTTACAGTTGATGCTCAAGGTCGTATTACAAGTGCAAGTACAAACTCAGTTAACACAACTACAAATTTAGTCGCTACTACTAGTACAACTGATGTTACAGTACAAAGTAGCTCAGGAAGCAATGCAATCATAGGTGAGGCAAACAGTACTGCTGCTGGAGTTATGTCTGCAACGCACCACGACAAACTTGATAATATTGAAAGTAATGCTACCCAAGACCAAACTGCTTCTGAAATACTTACACTTGTTAAAACTGTAGATGGTGCAAGTAGTGGATTAGATGCAGATTTACTAGACGGTCAACATGGTTCTTACTATGCTACAGCTCATAGTCATCCGTATGCATCAAGTAGCCATAGTCACAGTTATGCTGCTACGAGTCACACTCACAGTTATGCTGCTTCAAGCCATAGCCATAGTTATGCTGCAACAAGCCATAGCCATAGTTATGCTGCAACAAGTCACAGTCACTCTGGTTACTCAGGTACTTCCCATAATCATGACAGTTCCTATGCAGGATCATCTCATAATCACTCATATGCAGCTACCAGTCATACTCACACTGGAGCACAAGTTACTTCGGCTGTAGCACACGCAAATGTATCTGACTATGCTACTTATAGAAATGGTACTAGTTATGGTTTAGTATATTCTTCTAGTAATAGTGTACATGACCTTGCTCATGGAGGTAATTACCTACACGTTGGTACAACTTCTGGTGGATTTGGTGTGTACTATAACGTATCTGATGCAACACTAAAACAAAATATAACTGATACAACATATGATGCAACTTCAGTAATTAAAAATCTAAGATTTGTAGATTTTGATTGGAAAGAAGACAGTGGATTTGATACTACTAAAAGAGAGACTTGTGGTGTTATTGCACAAGAAGTCGAAACACTAGATAATAGTTTTACATTTCAGAGTAAAGATCCAATAACTGACGAACTAGGAAAAACACAACTTGTTCCTGTAAAATTTATGACTGTATCTGCTAAAGCTATACAAGAGTTAATTACAAAAGTAGAAACTTTAGAAACAAAAGTAGCTGCATTAGAGGCTGGTTAAATGGAACTACCAGTTCTATATTTACCTGATGCTTATGACTTTCCAAACTTTGAGTTTGAATTACCTATAGGAGAAATACCACAGTATACTCCTTTAGTAGTTCCACCTAGTGATTTAAGAGCACCAGAAGGAGTTAAATCTCAAACTATAGCTGAATCTGAAGCAGAAACTAATACCAATCAAACAGCTGGTATAAAGCAGGTAGATATACCCATTATTAATGTCCAAATGCCTGTGCCTGAAAGTGAAATATTAATTACAGCTGGAACTACAGCAGTAATTTCTGTAGCTGCCACTCTTACTGCTACCGCAGTTTTTAAATGGTTAGTTACAGCTATGAAACCAATATTAAAAACAACATGGAAGAAGATAAGACAACCAAAACCAAAGGTTTCTTAGGTAAAGTAAAAGATATAGCTGAAGATAAAGAACACCAGATAGAATTTCTTGGAACAGTAGTCAGACTAGGCGTTGTTGTCTGGTCTGGTTTTATCATTACGATGAACTACGTTGATATTCCAATGGTAAAGAAATCTGGTAACTCAGATATTACTTTTGTGGCCAGCGTATTTACAGGAGCACTCGCCACATTTGGCTTGACGACTGGAAAAAACGGGTCTAACAAAACCCCAACAAATTGCCCAATGGCAAAACCAACAACAACTAAACCAAAACAATGAAGAAATGGATTCTTCTCTTAGCTCTGCTTGCACCCGCAGTCGCAAGAGCAAACACAATAACCCCCAACTTTACCCAGGG